CAAGCAGACTCAAAAGCAGCCGGTCGATGGAACACCAGCAAAGGGGGTGACTACTTTGCTATTGGTGTGGGGGGTGCAGTGACCGGTAAGGGTGCTGACCTGCTGATTATTGACGACCCACACTCTGAACAAGAGGCTGCACTAGCGGCTGTCAACCCAGATATCTACGACAAAGTGTACGAGTGGTACACATCAGGCCCCCGTCAGCGTCTGCAGCCGGGTGGAGCTATCGTCATCGTGATGACGCGCTGGGCACAGCGGGATTTGACGGGTCAAGTGCTCAAAAATGCAGCACTTCGGGGTGAAACTGACTGGGAAGTGATCGAATTTCCAGCCATTATGCCCTCGGGTAAACCCTTATGGCCCGAGTTTTGGTCTCTTGAGGAGCTTGAAGCCCTGCATGAGGAGCTGCCCAACGCAAAGTGGCAGGCCCAGTACCAACAAAACCCGGTGGGTAACGAGTCCGCTATTGTAAAGCGCGACTGGTGGAAGATTTGGGAGGGCGAGCGCCCCCCTAAGTGCGAGTACATTCTACAGACATGGGACACGGCATTTGAAAAGCACCAGCGTGCTGACTTTTCTGCGGGTACAACTTGGGGCGTCTTCTACAACGAAGAAGACAACGATGCGCCCAACATCATTCTGCTCAACACATATAAGAAGCGGGTTGAGTTCCCTGAGCTGAAGCGCGATGTGCTGGCTGAGTACAAGGAGTGGGAGCCTGACGGGCTGCTGATTGAGAAGAAAGCCTCCGGTGCTCCGTTGATCTATGACTTGCGGGCGATGGGCATCCCAGTTCAGGAGTACACCCCGTCTAAGGGCCAGGACAAGATTGCACGACTGAATTCCGTCTCAGACATCATTGCTTCAGGTAAAGTCTGGGTGCCGCAAACCCGCTGGGCAGAGGAATTGATGGATGAAGTTGCAGCTTTCCCTTCTGGAGAGCACGACGACTTGGTCGATGCAACAACTCTTGCATTGATGCGGTTCAGACAAGGCGGGTTTTTGCGCCTCCCCTCTGATGAAAAAGAGGATGTCCGGTACTTCAAAAGCAGCAGACGTGCTGCTTACTACTGAAATTGAAAGGCCATCATGGCTACGAATATCGACAGCGCACTGACCCCCCTGGACCCTTCTCTTCTTTCTGAAGAGCCGGCAATTGAGATTGAAATCGAGGATCCAGAAGCTGTAAGCATAGGCATCGATGGGATTGAGATTGACCTAGTGCCTGAGACCCCCACTGCAGAAGAATTTAGCGCAAACCTTGCCGAGTACATGGATGAAGGCGAGCTGCAGACGCTTGCTTCAGATCTGATCGGTGATATCGAGGGTGATATCAGCTCGCGCAAAGACTGGGTGGAGATGTTCGTCAAGGGCTTGGACGTCCTTGGGATGAAGTATGAGGAGCGCACTGAGCCGTGGAACGGTGCGTGCGGCGTGTACTCCACCATCTTGACTGAGGCGGCTATTCGGTTCCAGTCAGACACCATCATTGAGACATTCCCTGCACAGGGGCCGGTCAAGACCGAGATCGTTGGTGCCATCGACAAGATGAAGGAGGAGGCGGCTGAGCGTGTCCGTGAGGACATGAACTACCAACTGACCGAGGCTATGCCGGAGTACCGGCCTGAGCATGAGCGCATGCTCTACTCTTTGGGCCTTGCAGGTTCAGCGTTCAAGAAGATCTACTTTGACCCCAGCCTGAACCGTCAGGCGGCGATGTTCATCTCAGCCGAAGACATCATCATGCCCTATGGGGCGTCGAGCATCCTCAACGCTCCGCGTGTCACGCACGTGATGCGTAAAACCAAGAATGAGATCAAGAAGCTGCAGGTCAGTGGGTTCTACCGGGACGTGGATCTGGGAGAGCCGCAGTCGTTCTTCTCTGATATTGAGAAGAAAAAGGCCGAGGACCAAGGGTATTCCCTAAACGACGATGACCGGTATCAGATCTACGAAATTCATGTTGACTATGATCTGCCGGGGTACGAAGATGAGGACGGCATAGCACTACCATATGTAGTCTCCATTGATCGAGGGACAAATGAAGTTCTGGCGATCCGGCGTAACTGGAACGAAGACGACGAGCAAAAGCTCAAGCGACAACACTTCGTCCAATACACGTATATTCCTGGCTTTGGCGCTTATGGCCTGGGTCTTATCCACATTATTGGTGGTTATGCTCGCGCTGGCACTTCCCTCATACGCCAGCTCGTTGATGCTGGCACCCTGTCCAACCTGCCCGGTGGCCTGAAGAGCCGAGGACTGCGCGTCAAGGGGGACGACACCCCCATCGCCCCTGGTGAGTTCCGTGATGTTGATGTCCCGTCTGGGGCTATCAAAGACAACATCATGACCCTGCCGTACAAGGAGCCGAGCCAAGTTCTGCTTGCTCTGCTCACGCAGATTACGGAAGAAGGCCGTAGGCTTGGGTCCATCGCTGACATGAAGATCAGCGATATGAGTGCTCAGGCTCCGGTGGGCACCACCTTGGCCTTGCTTGAGCGCCAGTTGAAGACGATGTCTGCTGTGCAGGCTCGGGTGCACTTTGCCATGAAGCAGGAGTTCAAGCTCCTGAAAGCCATCATCCGTGACTACACCCCGCAGGAGTACAGCTACGACCCGGTTGAGGGTAGTCGCAAAGCCAAGCAAGCCGACTACGACTTGGTAGAAGTGATCCCGGTCAGTGATCCCAACAGCGCCACGATGGCACAGCGGATCATGCAGTACCAAGCGGTTATTCAGTTGGCCCAACAGGCTCCGCAGATCTACAACCTGCCTCAGCTTCACCGGCAGATGATCGAGGTGCTGGGGGTCAAGAACGCGGACAAGCTGGTGCCCATCGAGGATGACATGACCCCGAGAGATCCGGTCAGCGAGAACATGGCGTTCCTGACGGGCAAGCCGACCAAGGCGTTCATCTATCAAGACCACGATGCCCACATCGCCACGCACTTCTCCCTAATGCAGGACCCGATGATGGCCCAGCAGATCGGGCAGAGTCCGATGGGTCAACAGATGGGCGCAGCCATCATGGCTCACATTTCCGAGCACTTGGCGTTCAACTACCGCAAGAAGGTTGAAGAGCAGCTTGGCGTGCCGTTGCCCGCACCGGACCAAGAGATGCCTGAGGACGTTGAGGTTGAGCTGTCTCGTCTGGTTGCCAAGGCGTCCACCCAGTTGCTGCAGATGAACATGGCCCAGGCTCAACAACAGCAAGCCCAGCAAGCGCAGCAGGACCCGATGGTGCAGATGCAGCAAGCTGAGCTTCAGATCAAGGCACAAGAAGCCAACACCAAGGAGCAGAAGGTCCAGGGCGATCTGGCTATCAAGCAAGCTGAGTTGCAGCTCAAGGCAGCAGAAATGCAGCGCGGCCAGGGCGAAGACCCACGTATCAAGGCTGCACTGGCCCAACAGGAACTGCAGCACAAGGAGCAGGTGCACCAGCAGAAGATGCGCCAGCAGTCACAACAAGCAGCGTTCAAAGCACAACAACAAGCGCAACGCGCAGCAAAACCAACTACTTCACAGGAGAAGTAAATGAGCGAGTGCAGCTACGTTTTTACTCAACAAGAATGCGCGGAGCTAGTTAGTGCTTTTGACGCATCGCCTGATAAGCAGAGTGAAGACAATGCGGAAGCGTTCTACAAGAACAGCTACGGTGTGTATAACTTGCCAGAGACTTTGTACCACGTTGGCAAACTGACCCAGATGGTGCGGGAGAAGTACCCCACAGCCAAGTTTGCCAATACCTACACACGTTGCTACCGCAAAGGCAGCATCCTTGGTATACACACAGATCGTTCAGAGTTAGACATCACGATGAGTGTGTGTCTGGAGAAAAGACCAGACCGTCTTTGGCCGTTGAATATAAGCAACAGGCGTTGGTATGGTGACTGGGATGTACATACAGACCCAGTGCCGTTCAAATCTGACTTTTACTCGGTGAATGCTGAGGTTGGAGAAGGTGCTTTTTGTGAAGGCAAGAAGTACCCACACTGGCGTGATCCACTTGATTGTGATGATGACGAGCGGGCTGTTTATGCCTTCTATCACTGGACACTGCCGGAGCAAACTTCCCCCAAATTGGACGAAACTGCCAATACCAGAGCAGATGTTTCGTTGAGTTTGAAGAGCCCAGACCTGTTTGTTGTGGATGACTTCATGACATCTGCTGAATGTCTGGAGCTTATTGAGCTGGCCAAGTCCAAACTAGCACGTTCAACAGTTGTTGACGACAAGACAGGCCAGCCTGTTGAGCACACTGCACGGACCAGTTCAGGAGCATTTTTTACCAAGGCAGAAACCCCGCTGGTTGCAGAAGTTGAGCGCCGTATCAGTCAACGTGTTGGTATTCCTGTTGAGAATGGTGAAGGGCTTCAAGTACTGCGGTACGAAGTTGGGCAGGAATACAAACCCCATCACGACTACTTTGAACCACGTGCTGACTCTCAGGTAGATCATTTGAAGAACGGTGGGCAGCGCGTGCTTACCTTCTTGGTGTACTTGAACACCCCCGAGCTAGGCGGAGCCACGTGCTTTCCTGATGTTGGCTTGGAAGTGGCCGCACGGCAGGGTAGAGCCCTTTCGTTTTCCTATGCTCCTAACCCAGCCAGCAAGTCATTGCACGGTGGAATGCCCGTATTCAGGGGTGAGAAGTGGGTGATTACGAAGTGGTTCCGTGAAGGGAAGTTTGTCTGATGTTGACCATTCCGGTAGCGGTCCATAACGACTACTTCAAGTGGCAGCTAGATTTGTTTTGGCACACGCACAAGCAGATCTATGGGGATATGGCTTACGACAAGTTCCTCGCCATAGTCATCAAACGCAATTTCTTACACGAGCAAAAGGTTGATGAGATGCAATGGGGCATAGATGCGCCCCACATGATGTGTGAGTCTGTATTTGATGTGCTTGGAGACATTGATCCTGATGATGGGATGTATCTCCCACTGAACATACAAATTGGCTTGCTACAGCTCTTACCAAAGCTCAACGATGATGAAGTTATTGAGGTATTGGATTGCGATATGCTCCATATCCGTCCACATCCAGACATATTTGTACGCCATGATGAGCTACTTGTTGATGATGTTTACGAGCCGTGGCACCTAAAGAGTTTGAGTGAGCACCGCAGCATCATCGAGATGTACTTTGAGAACGGTGGTAGGTTTTACAACGGCGGTTTTGTGCCAATCATAGGTACTGTCAAGACGTTCAAGCGGATCATGTTTGAGTGGATCTCTGTACATAGGCACATATTGACGAGAGATCTGCCAGAAAAAGTACGTTGGTGGGCGGGTATGTACGCTCTGCAGGTTGCTTGTGAGAAGAAAAAAGTGCGTATGCGGGCCGAGGATTACTGCTACGCGCCGGGGGTGAACGACTTATCCCCTTCCCATTACATTGCTCATTACTCGTGTGATGCACGGTTTGACAAGAAGAACTACCCAGAAATTGACGTATCTACGTTTGAAGACAACGTCTTTTACAACCGATTGCGGTCTTGGCCCAACTTTTTGAAGGTGTAATATGGCAATCACCGTATTCTCTATAGTAGTGAAAGAAATTGAAGAGCGCCGTGAGTCCATCGCACAGGCGCTTATCTCAGGCTCGGCAAAAGACTACTCCGAGTACAAGTTCATGACGGGTGAAATCCAGGGTCTTTCACGTGTTCATGCTTTCATAACCGACCTTGTGCGAAAGATGGAAAACGACGATGAGTGAACTACTCCTGAGTGACGGTGCAAGCACCACGGTACTTCCCGAAACCGACGCTGAAAAGGCCCGTCAGGTGCCTGATCCTGTGACGTACCACCTGCTCTGTGCGCTCCCCAAAGCAGAAGAAGAGTATGAGAGCGGCCTTGTGAAAGCAGGCCAGACCATGCACTTCGAAGAGTTGATGAGCCCGGTGCTGTGGGTAATGAAGATGGGCCCTGATTGCTACAAAGATCCGCTGCGCTTTCCCAGTGGGCCTTCGTGCAAGCTAGGCGATTTCGTCTTGGTCCGACCAAATTCGGGCACGCGCCTGAAGATTCATGGTACGGAGTTCCGCATCATCAACGACGACAGCGTTGAGGCGGTAGTGCAGGATCCTCGTGGGATCCAGAAGGGCGGACGATGAAGCCCGAAGAAAACGAGTTTTTGGGTGTAACGGACGACTTCTTTTGGTACGAACTGACCGAGATGGCGAAGCAGTTGCACGCCCTCGCGGAGCGCTTCCAGAACATGGAGCGCGTACTCAAAGCACGTTCTTACGAGCAAAGCACCTACGTCCACTTCTTGCAGCAAAAGATGCAGGAGTACAAGGTTGAAGCGGAATCACTTAGGAGTACAGAATGAGCGAATTCAAGTTCCCTGACGAAATCGCAGCGGAAAAGCCTACTGAAGAGAAGTTGCAGATCGAGATCGAAGGCGAAGCCGAGCCGGAGATTGAAGTCGTTGACGACACCCCCGAGGAGGATCGTGGGCGCAAACCCATGAAGGAGGCCCCATCGGACGTAACCGATGATGAGCTTGCCCAGTATTCCGATGGGGTGAAGAAGCGTATCCAGCACTTCTCCAAGGGGTATCACGAGGAGCGCCGTGCCAAGGAAGCTGCCTTGCGTGAGCGGGAGGAGGCTGTACGTCTCGCCCAGAATCTCGTAGAGGAGAACAAGAAGCTCAAGGCGCAGGGCCAGCAGGTAATCCATGAGCAGGCCAAGAAGGTTGTGGAGGCAGAGGTAGAGACTGCTAGGCAAAAGGTCCGCGAGGCGCTGGAGTCTGGTGACCCCAACCATATTGTTTATTGGCAGGAGCAGCTAGCCAAGGCAGTAAACAAGGCTGAGCGGGTAAACAATTTTAAACCCGCCCCTGTACAACCCGAAGAAAATGCTGTACAAACCGAATCACAAGCTCCTGCGGCCCCTCCAGTTGACCGTAAAGCGGTTGAGTGGCAGCGGCAGAATACTTGGTTTGGTACTGATGAGGAGATGACCGGCTTTGCTATTGCACTCCACAACAAGCTGGTCAATTCTGGAGTCGATCCTCAGTCCGACGAGTACTACAGGCGTGTAAACGCTCGTGTACGCGAAGTTTTTCCAAGTGCGTTTCCTTCGGAAAAACGACAATCAAACGTAGTCGCCCCTGCGACCCGTAGCACAGCGCCCAAAAAAGTCGTGCTAACAAAGTCTGCAGTGGAGATCGCCAAGCGGCTTGGGGTTCCTTTGGAAGCCTACGCTAAGCAGGTTGCGGAACAAATGAGGAAACAAAATGGCTGATAACCGACTCACACGTGAACTGGACACCCGCGCTAAGGCTGAACGGCCCAAGCAATGGATGCCTCCACAACTTCTACCCGACCCCAATCCTGAGGCTGGGTATGCTTTCCGTTGGATTCGCGTCAGCACGTTGGGCAACAACGACCCAATGAATGTTTCTGCAAAACTCCGCGAGGGCTGGGAGCCCGTGAAAGCAAGCGAACACCCCGAGATTCAACTGGGAGGAGGTGGCTCAGGTCGCTTCCCGGACAGCATTGAAGTCGGTGGCCTGCTGCTTTGCAAAACCCCAACGGAGTTCACTGAACAGCGAAATGCCTTCTACCAGCGTCAAGCTGACGGGCAAATGGCTTCGGTGGACAACAACTTCATGCGCGATAACGATCCCCGGATGCCTCTCTTCCGAGAGCGCCGCTCTGAGGTATCGTTTGGGCGCGGTTCTTCTTAATTTAAGGAGTCTCAGATGGGATACCCCACGATTGATGCACCTTACGGGTACAAGCCCGTAAACCTCATCGGTGGTCAGGTATTCTCAGGTTCTACCCGAGAGTACCCGATTGCCTACAACTACGGCACGTCGATTTTCTACGGTGATCCGGTGGTTATTACCTCCGGTTTCGTGAACATCGCTACTGTGCCCATCAACACCTCCAATACCACGGTTGGTGTTTTCCTGGGCTGCTCGTACACCGACCCGGTGACCAAGCAGAAGCGCTTCTCTCAGTACTACCCTGCCAACACCCTGGCTGGGGACATTGAGGCTGTTATTTGCGATGACCCGGACACAGTGTTCAAGATCGCTGTGACGACCGCTGCTGGTGCAACGACCATTGGTTCGATGTCCCAACTGGTTGTCGGCGTGAACGCTGCTGGCACGACGAACGTCGGTTCTGCTGCCACTGGCAACAGTCTGGCCGGAGTTGTGGGTGCAACCGCTACCACCGCTAGTGCTGGTTTCCGTATCCTGGGTCTCGTGCCCGATACGCAAATCACCTCTGGCGCGACCTATGTGTCGGGTACGGGTACGACCACGCTGACCGTTTCTGGTCTGACCGTTGGTCAAGTCCTGCCGATTGGCACGGACGTTTTCCAGTTGGTGCCAGCCACCGGCCAGTTGCAGTTCACGGGTTCGTCCCTGACCACTGCGGCTACCGTGTCGTCTGCCACTTCGCAGGCCCTGACTGTTACGGCTTCGACCGTGACGGTTTCCGGCACTCTGGCGTTGGTTCAAAGCCCGGAAGTCCTGGCGAAGATCAACTTCAACGTCCATCGCTATTACATCGCCTAAGGAGTAACTCAAAATGGCAATTTCACGTGCCCAACTACTGAAGGAACTCCTGCCCGGCTTGAATGCGCTGTTCGGCATGGAGTACAAGCGCTACGGCGAAGAGCACAAGGAGATCTACGAGACGGAGACCTCCGAGCGTTCGTTCGAAGAGGAAACCAAGCTCTCTGGTTTCTCCGCAGCCCCGGTGAAGAACGAAGGTGCAGCCATCGCGTATGACAATGCGCAGGAAGCCTGGACCGCTCGTTACAACCACGAGACCATCGCTATGGGTTTCTCCATCACCGAAGAGGCGATGGAAGACAACCTGTACGACAGCCTGTCCGCTCGGTATACCAAGGCCCTGGCTCGCGCTATGGCCTACACCAAGCAGGTCAAGGCTGCGGCGATCCTGAACAACGGCTTCAACCCCTCCTTCACCTATGGTGACGGCCAAGCCCTGTTCTCGACCGCGCATCCGCTGGTCGCTGGTGGCACCAACAGCAACCGTCCTGCAACGTCTGCAGACCTGAACGAAACGTCCCTCGAAGCGGCTGTGATCCAGATCGCTGCTTGGACGGACGAGCGTGGTCTGCTGATTGCTGCCAAGCCCCGCAAGCTGATTGTTCCTCCCAACCTCCAGTTCGTCGCAACCCGACTGCTGGAAACGTCGCTGCGTGTCGGCACCACCGACAACGACATCAACGCGTTAAAAAATAATGGGAGCATCCCCGAGGGCTACACCGTCAACCACTTCTTGACCGACACCAATGCGTGGTTCCTGACCACGGACGTGCCCAACGGTCTGAAGCATTTTGTCCGTGTGCCCCTGGCGACTTCAATGGACCAAGATTTCGATACCGGGAACAACCGTTACAAGGCCCGCGAACGTTACAGCTTTGGCGTTTCGGACCCGTTGGGTATGTTTGGAAGCCCTGGCGCTTGACCAAAACTAAGGGTTAACCCTTACAAAAGGCTCCTTCGGGGGCCTTTTTTCTTGTGCGGTTCTAAAGTACACTGTTACCTGTGTCGTAACTCAGGAGGCCGCATGGACACCACTGAACTTCCCAAGACCCGAGCCGAGGCTATGGCTTCTGGGGCAAAGTATTACTTCACGGGAGAACCGTGCAAGCACGGGCATGTATCTCCTAGAAAAACTAAAGGGGTTTGTGTTGAATGCATGCGGGCTGAATGGGCGGAAAACGCGGACAAACGCGCTGCATACTTTGCGGAGTACAACAAAACGGAAGCGGGACAAGCGGCAAAGCAGCGTTACTATGAAGCAAACAAGGAATTTGTTAAGGCCCGTGCTATGGCTAGGCCAACAGAAGACAAACGCCGCTACCAAGAAAAGTGGGCGTCTGAAAATGTGGTGTATACCAGGGCGCTTACAAAAGCCCGTAGGCGCAAGCACCGTTTAGCTACGCCAAAGTGGTTAAAAAGAAGGGACGTACTGGCAATACGACACCTGTACCAAATTGCCATAACTATGTCCAGAACCACTGGAGAGGCATACGTTGTAGACCACATCATCCCCCTACAACACGAAGCAATCTGCGGGCTGCATGTGCCTTGGAACCTGCGCGTTATCACCCGCAAAGAAAATGGGCTCAAGTCCAACAAGATCCCTTCCGAGGAGTTTTATTTGGCTTGGCCAAAAGGCGCTTGACCCCATCCCGCCCCTGTGCTACCCTCTTACAAACCGAGCTTCACCACAGCCCGCCGACTGACTCGGCAGACTTCTCCTCAGAGACGACGGGCGCAGATTTGAGGAATAGCCATGAGCTTCTCGACCTTCTCCGGCCCGCTTCGCTCGGGCACCGTCCGTTACGGCGCTGGTGTGAACACCGGCTTGCCCCTGTTGACGCAATCTGTCAATGTGCCGTTCTCGGCCATGACAACTTCGCCGTCTGCTGTGAATCTTTTCAACTTGCCTGCCGGGTCCAAGATTCTGCGGTTCAACGTAGAGAAGACCACTGCCATTTCTGGCGGTTCGGTTTCTGCTGTGGCCGTGACGTTCGGCAACGCGGGGTCTGCTACCGCGTACCAGAGTTCTGCTGCGATTGGTCTGACGACTGCTCAAGCGGTTCGCGCCACGCTGGACGCTGCGCTGGTTTCTTCGGCCACTGACAACATTGGCACGGCTGATGTGACGGTAACTGGAACTTTTACCGCTACTGGCGGCAATCCTACCGCTGGGGCGGCTGTGGTGACGATTGAGTACATCCAGCGTGCAGACAACGGCGCTCAGGCTCCGACCACGTTCCAGAACTGATCCCGGCCCCGCTTCGGCGGGGTTAGCCTTTTGGAGGCTTCATGGCTAAGACCAATTACAGCCCGACGTTCCCGATGTATCCAGGGGACGCGGCTGTTGTCACCACGAGTGACACCAATAACTTGCGTGAGCCCTCGGTTGTCTTTGTAGGCTCTGCGGGTAACGTGCGTGTGTTGACGGCTCAGGGGTCTGATGTGACCTTCACGGGCGTGCTGGGTGGCTCTGTGCTGCCGGTACAGGTGATCCGCGTGTTCGCAACGAACACGACCGCAACGGGCTTGGTCAGGGTGTTCTGATGTCCTTCGGCTTTGGGTTCGGCTTTCCTCGTAGGGCTGCGGCGGGCGGTGCTGCTCCGTCGCTCAACTTCGACTTCACATCGCTGACCTCACTGCCGAGTAGGATCACCTTCTCCCGCACCAGCAACGCCACGCTGACGGACAGCAATGGCCGGGTTGCTTACGCGCCGCACAACCTGCTGACGAACTCGGAGGACTTTGAGGCGGCGGGGTGGACGAAGTTTGGGACAACTGTTTCTTCAAATAACGCAGTAGCGCCAAATAGCACAACTACTGCCGATAGTTGGGTAATGAACGCTGGCGTTAATTTTACTGTCGGCGGCCCAACACTTTTTACTGCCGGAAGTAGTGCGTATATTGCATCATCTGCAATAACTGTTTCCGCAATTAGCTATACATATTCCGCCTATGTCAAGGCTGGAGTTACGCTGACGCATGTTCAATTAAGGGCAGGCACTGGAGCAGACCTAACAGGAACAAGTTATGGCGCGCTTATTAGGCTTTCTGACGGAGCATTAGTTAGCGTAACGGCTGGGGCAACGGCCTTGGTTGATGATGCTGGAAATGGTTGGTTTAGAGTTTCTTTGATTTTTCCAGCAACCGCAGCAGCGTGGTACTTTGGCTTTTGGGCTTGGAATTCTGGAAGCATAGTGGCAAATGGCACTGAGTCAATCAATGTCTGGGGAGCCCAACTCAACGTAGCCAACGCGCCGGTCAATCTGCTGACGTTCTCGGAGCAGTTTGATAATGCTGCGTGGGCTAGAACGTCCATCAACGCCACAGGAACACCAGCGTGGGTAAATGTAACCACTGCGCCTGATGGCACTCTTACTGCTGACAAACTGATTGCAAATCTAAACAACACTGACCACGTTTTTTCACAAGCAACTATCTCTATAACATCGGGCAGTGCATACACTTTATCTGCGTTTTTCAAAGGTGATGCGTCAAACCAGTGGGTGCAATTAGGAGGATCAAGCGGGGCATTTGGCGTAAATGTATGGGCCAATTTTGATGTCTTAAATGGCGTAGTTGGGTTTGTTGGTTCTTCGACTACCGCAACTATTGAACCCGCAAGTAATGGTTTTTTCAGGTGTGCTGTTACAGGAACTGCAACTGCAAGCACTACGGGTGGCTTGAACATATTTCTGCTAAACAACACAAATACAAACGCACGATCACCAGCGTTTGTTGGCAGTAACACAGATGGCGTTAGCGCTTGGGGCGCTCAACTCAACACCGGCTCCACTGCTCTGCCCTATGTAGCAACGACCAGCAGCATCTATCTGCCGCCGAGCTATAACAGCACAACACCCAAAAATCTCCTTGGCTTCACGCAGGAGTTTG